GGACCAGCCCGGATGATCATCATCTTCTGTTGCTTCCAGCATTGACTCACCAAACCACTCCGTCGTGGCGCGACCATCAGCAGCTTTGTAGTGGAGTAAGTACTGGTTTTCGCCATCCGCATACTGCGCGCGGGCTTTAACCTCACCCCATTCATCACTGATGCGCATCTCCACCAGTTGAGACAACTCAAACTTAAACGGAGCAGCATCAGCACCAATTACAATCGGTTTGTTTTCTGTTTTTTCCATCATCGTCTCCTCATATCGAAGCCCGTCGCCGCACCGGGTTCGGTTCACATTTGTGTATTTACAGCAGCAGAAAGAATTTATTTTATTGAATGACCACAAATGCAGAATTTCATGCTTTCCGGACAGCGTAATCACCGACATTTTTCAGCAAAATATTCTGCGCTCACAGGCGTTCAGTTCTGCATACACTGCCGGACACTGTCGACAATTTCGCAGACCTGCTCTGCTATGTGAATAACCTGACGCGCCTTATCCAGGCTGACGCACCCCACCAATAAAAAAGGCAGCAGTATCGCTACCAGTGCCCATTTCGCCGCCGTTCGCGGCATTCTGTGTGTCCAGTGTTTTCGCGTCATATCACCACTCACGATTTCAGAGCAACAATCAATTTTGCCAGCCCATACAGCATCGGAGACACGGCGATGCCAACCGCCACCCACTTAATAGCAAAAGCCACCGCTCTGCTGATGTCATCAGTTACAGGCGCTTTCAATTCAAGGCCGTTTTTCATAGTCAACCTCAACAGAATTCGTTTATACTTCTCCATGTTCTTCCTTGCCTTACTCAAGGTCAGAATACACAAAACCCCGGACTGTTCCCCCAGCCGGGGTTTTGACTTTTTATTTATCAGTAGTGTTGCGACATTTTGCTATTTCATCCCGGGCTTTACTGTTACCGCGACAGATACAACGCACCGTGTCACCCGCCAGCGTGGTGATGTAGGCTTCATCCGTTTTTTCCACCGAAATGCATGGCACATTTCCATCCCGGCAATACTCCACCCGGGCAGCAAGGTGAGTGTTGCGCGGGTAAAATTCCAGGCGATACATATTCCCCAGAACATGCACTTCTTCAACCTGACGCCCATCTTCCGTTACCGTGATTTTTTTCAGTGCGTACATACGTACCTCCGTTCTTTCTTTTTTTGAGCAATAAAAAAGCCGCTCATGGCGGCCCTGTATGTTTTGCAGGCTATCGCTTCAATTGAAAATGTGGGCCGTCTTTAAGCGTCCGCCAGTCCCCGCCCCATTCGATGGCAGTTCCCAGCTCTGCGGCAGCCTGCTTAAATGCCTGCGCGATTTTCTCGTACAGAGGCCAGTCCCATGACACCTGACTGCCAACCCAGGCAACAACATCCACCGCATCACCGGTCAGGTGGCGGCTGTTCATGGTCTGGCTTTTCCCTTCCGCGACCAGCTGCTTCTGGCGTTCTTTCGTGCGCAGGCCTTCCGTAATACCGAAATCAACCTCCGACAGTTCCAGCGCACGGCGAACGACAGCAACCAGCTGTGGTTTGACGCCCTCCAGATTTTTTTCACTACGACGGCTGAATCTGAATTTACCCGACATATTCACCTCAACAATGGAAAGATTCTTGCGACGTTCCCGCGTGCACGTATCACCAGCACGCAGAACAGCAGATTAAAAAACACTTCCAGCCAGCCCGTTGCTAACGGGCGACCACACAGATAGCTGAGGGGTGCAAAGGCATACAGCAGCATCAGCAGCCAGGCCAGCCATGACATCAGCGGTTTATGTCTGGAGTCACGACGACGATAAAAAAAGAGCGTCAGCACGATAACCGTGCATACCGCCACATTCAGCAATCCGGGAAGGTTACTTAACATTGCCGCCACCTCCTCCGCCACGCAGACGGGAGAACAGGCCGGACACCAGTGATGCGATATCCTGCTGGTGGATGAACGACAGAATCTTCACCGACACCACCGAAACCAGCACGGCACACAATGCGTCGACAGGCGCACCGTCAAACTCCGTATGCTTTACCAGCAAGGATGCCAGCACCTCTGCGCCCAGCACGCCGATAATGAACGACACCAGAAAATGCGCTGCCACCCGCCAGGCTGAAATTGCCTGTGGATCGTTGCCACAAATAACGCCCCGGCGAACGCGCCAAACACAATCCCGAAATCCGTCCCGGTAAACAGCCCGAATACCGTCGCCCCACCGAGCGCCGCAGCCGTACCGGAGCCGGACAAGGGTTCAGACATACTTTTTCTCCTGTAAATAAAAAAGGGCCACCAGCGGCCCGTAAAAAACAACACCCCGTAAAAGGCACCCGCAGATGCCTTTTGTGTGGTGTTATTCAGGCTTGCGCAGTAAAGGCCGGATCACGACCAGCACCACCGCCACCAGCACACCATCTGCCAGCACCGACATCAGCCGTCCGGTGAAATCCACCGCCACTACCAGAAACAGCAGGATGGCAGCCAGCACAAGGCGCGCACTTTTCACAGGTACTGCTCCAGTGGTAACTGCAGCGCCTGAGCAATTTTCTTGAGTTGCACTTCTTCATCCGGACCAATGCCATCCTGGTCTGCAATATCCAGACACAGGCACAGCACATTCACCGCGTCATCAGTACCGGCGACATCAGCCAGCTGACGGAGGGCTTCGGCATTGGCTGAACGCGGCGACGCTTCATAACGGGCGCGGATATTTGCACTCATTTGTGCAATCTCACCGGAGAACGGCGCAAAAGCAGGAAGTGCTGCAATGGTTTTCTCCAGTACCGCGATTTCTTTCGCATCGCAGGTGCCGTCGGCAAATGCAATGGAATACGCGCCCCAGACGGTCGCCTCCACTGCGTCGCGGTTCTCAAACTTCTTAACTTCGGTGAAAGTTTTACGTGCTTTCTTTTTGAAAATACCAAACATCGTGACTTTTCCTTTTAGTGGGTGAGCCTGCGCCCGGGGGTGACCAGCCCACAGAGAAAGTCACACTGACCATCCCGTAAGCTCACCCCTGAAAGGCTCTGTGGTTTTTGATGTGCGCCGGGCGTGGCGCGGATATGAAAAAGGCCCGCCGTAGCGAGCCTGGAGAAACTGAATTCAGAATAAAAAAATCGCCTGGTGGAGGCGGTTGGTCAATGCAAAGGATGAATTTTTAATTGTAATAGAATCGAGGCGTCGGGTGCCTCCCGAAGTATTCCGTTCTGTATGGATACTGTGGTTTCCCGCTAAACCGACTCTTTAAACCACCCTCGCACTGAGGAACGCCTCTGCGGTGCTTTTACAACACCAGAATGATGCATCACCGCCCCTGCCAGGAAATACAAAATCTCCACCGATAATGCACCATTCTGCTGCCGTAAAAAAATCAGCACTGAGGCTACACCCGGCCTCAAATCATAGCCAGAGAACAGAATGCTTTTTCAATACAACCTGCTCACACGTAATAAAAAAATACGCCAGTGCCACAATACAATAAGGCTTGTTTCAAATGCTGGAGCGGGTAGCGGGAATCGAACCCGCATCATCAGCTTGGAAGGCTGAGGTAATAGCCATTATACGATACCCGCATATGGTGCCGACTACCGGAATCGAACTGGTGACCTACTGATTACAAGTCAGTTGCTCTACCTACTGAGCTAAGTCGGCACTGGACCGCCACCGGGGCCTCGAACCTCGTACTACAACATTTAGTTGCCGCTCTTCCCGATGAGCTAGTGGCGGTTGGTGGCCCTTGCTGGATTTGAACCAGCGACCTGGCGATTATGAGTCGCTCGCTCTGACCAACTGAGCTAAAGGGCCTGCCCGTCGCATCATTGCGCTGGCGCGGCGTATAATACGAATCCCCTCGAACGAGCTCAATAAAGATAACGTCAGCAATCGTAAATATCCGCATATATTTTTCTTGTTTCTAAAAATAAGAAAAAATTCTCATATATAACGATTATTTTTATTTTGGATACGCCTGGCTAAATAAATCTTGTCTAAAAAATCAGCAAACTGAGAGGCCTGCATTCGCAACCACCAGCGCGTTTAACGCCCTGTGCCACTTTTCGGGCATAAAAAACCCGCTCATCGGCGGGTTTAAGCTGTGTGGCGTAGTAACCACTCTTAACAGGATATTCAACTTTTTACGATCGTAAAGCGTTCGGGGAAATTTTTTAAGCCGCATCAACCGCTCCACCAGTTGTCCTTTATGGGCGACTATCCAGTCCATGTTCTTCCAGTATACTCTCGG